TTTATATTCTGTTGCTGAGCCATTTAGTCATTATACTATATTTTTAAGTTAGAAGGCATCGATGGGAATGAAGGTGAACTCATATTAGGCATTTTAGGCATACTTCCGCTAGACATATTACCACCTTGTGGCATATTGCTTGGCATCATAGACCTTGATTTAGCCATCATAGAGCTCTGTTCTTCTTTCTGTTGTTCACCTTGTCCTTCTTCTGCATCTTTCTTTTTCTCTAATATATCTATTAGATTCTGTAGTATATATTCATATTCATAATACGGCATTACCATGACTTCACTTGGTTGTAATCTCAAGTGATATAACAGTTGAGTAATGGTCTTAAAGTAGTTCTCCAGCGATATCTGAAACAACGAAAAGAGACTTGATTCCTCTGGGAAATGATATTGGTGCATGGATCTCCGCTCCACAAGTCGTGCAAGTTGAGTGCACTTTTTCATCTACCCCAACTCTTATCATATCTACTAATGAGAAATACGTTGAATACTTAGTTGCATCCCAACGTTGAAATTCTACTTCTAACTCTTGTATCTTTTCGGTATTAAAGCCTCTCCAAGATTCTACGATATATGGCAAAATCTTAACGAATCCTTGATCTAACTTTTTTCGTTGACCTGGTGTTTGTGTTCTGTCTTGGATATATTTCGTAATAACTCTCATAACACCAATTGTCGGTGGTCTAAGTCTTAAACCTCCAGAACTTTTAGTTAGTACATTAAATTCCTTAGTATCATAATCAAAATACTTCATGATTTTATCATCAACCTCTCCAGGTCTTAAATTTTCATTAGAGAAGTCTATTCCATTAGCAGCTCCACATTCTTCACATTCACAAGGAACGTTTAGTTTATTTTCACCTTTAACGAAAGTCAATTCTCTAACAGATAAAACTGCATGTATTCTATCTTCCTCTAACAAATCCTTAAAGTTAGAAATTTTTCCAGGTATATTAACATTTACACATGAAGACATGATATGATTCATCGCCTCATCTATCGAAAATGGATCATCATCTTGTACAATAGAAAATTGTCTAATCTCCTTAACGGTAGCTGGTCTAATAGAAACTTTAGTTCCTTCTGGATAAAAGACTCCTTTAGATGGAAAACCTGCAGGATTTACAATATGCCATCCCATTTTATATTCTTCACCATGATCTTCGTTCTTTTTTTGCCAATCAGAGCTTTTACCCAATGTAGTTGGTGCAGCTTCACCAGCAGTAACTGGATTGTTTTTTTCTGTCTCTTCTGCAGCTTTATTAAACAATCCGCTTTCAGATTCTTTTTCGGTTAGTGCCTTTTTAGCGGCATCTTCGAAATTGTTTTCGTTTTCTTTACTCATTGTTTGTAGTTTTTAGGTTTGTTTTTGATTTGAAATCTTTTAAGATTTTTTTAACGTGTTCGTTAACGAACGATTTTTGTTCGCCTTCGTAATTTTGAATATGATGTAAAATTAAGTCTCTAACGTATGTCGACGTTGCGATCAATCTACCGGTATGCATCGAAGCCGACGTTATTATTCTATTTAATCTTAGTTCATCATCTCCATTAAGAAGGACTTGGATTTTTTTGTCCCTTGCCATAATGAAATTATTTTTTTGTATTAACATATTATAGTAGTATTAGATTATATATCTAAGATCCATCGAGTAATTTACAGCAGATTTGAATCATATATAGTATGTTGAGTAATGTGCATATTTGTATTAAGTATTTATATGTACTATTATAGATGGTGTATCTATTGATCTTATATGTACCATACAAACAACAAAAGGTACCCATTATTATAATGAGTACCTTTATGGGTTATATTAAGGAGTTAAAATTGAAGCAATTAAACCATATCTTCTGACCACCAATCCGCTCTCCATGTCATTTCCAACTCAGCTGGTTCAGCTGTGTCGTAACTCAGCTCTGCTGCAGCTGCCATTTCGGAGCCAGTAGGGAAGCAACCATAAAAGGTTCTTTGCCAGAATATATCGCCTGCTCTATTATAGTTTGAAACAACGATAGTTCCTACATAATCTTTTTTAAGACCTTGTTCACCCGTTAAATTGTTATAGATAAGTCTATTCCAATCTCTCAGAGTTTTGTAAACGTATAATTCGTTTGCATCGTTAAGGTTCAAACTAAATCCAATAGCCAAATCTACTGTAGTAGAATCTGGTGCAGATTTCGCATAAGATCTAGTAGCGAACTTATATTTTTGTTCAACTACAGCTTCCATTTTTTCATTGGTAAGTCCACCAATTTTTCTTACATGCTCTAGTAGAATTTCTCCTCCAGAAACTGCAGAAGGAGGAAGGATACTAACTTCGAACAAGTTCTGATAAAATGGTTCGTAATACTTAGTAGCCGCTAAACTATTTGTAAAGTGTGGTAATCCAGGCATAATTTATATCTTTTGTTTGTTTTCTTTATTTATTATAATTTATATATCTCTAATCTCAAGATTTCTTAAGGAGATTGCTCTCCTTAAGAATCTCGAAAATTATTTTTTAGAAGTTTCCAGCTTGTATATCACCGGTTTTTAGAATAGTTACTCGATTAACCAAGATACCCATTCCTCTTACTGGTTCTACGTAAGTGTCGATAATTCCAATGTTACTATCAATAACTTCTGATGTATTGTTAGATGAATCCATAATGTTTTGGAAATCATAAAGACCTCCATCGTTTAGGATTTGAGATAAGAAGTTATCACATAATGTTTTAATTTCTAATCTGTTTTGTGCAGTATTGAACTCCCATCTGTAATTCTTAAGAATTTCAGCGATTCCATCTTCAATGTAGATAAGTAATTCTCTAACATGAATTTGAGATAATGCAGATTGTACATTTTGTTGAGCAGTTTGATTAGCATTAATCACTAATCCAAATCCTCTCTTATTAACAATTGCATTTAGTCCAAATGGTTCAACGTTATCTAAATCAGTTCTATCATAATTATACTCAAGACCTGCAACTCCTGTTCCACTCACTACACCTCTCCTAGGTCCTGCAACGATCGACCATGGTAAAGCCATTTGGTATTTGTCGATGTATAGGTTAGAAATATGAGCAGCCGGTGGAACAAACTTTGTAGCACCGTTTTCTCTTATTCTAAGGTTTGGTGTATAGAATCCACAGTAATTAGCTCCATCAGCAATTCCAGGTAATGAGTAGATATTACTAGGGTTAAGCGACATATTACCACCAGTTGCTATATATTGTGGATTGAATGTAGAAGTAGAATTCAATTTGAATAATGGATTTGTTGAATTCTTAAACTCCTTAATTGAAGGAGCATTAAGTATCGCAAATGCATTTTGTCTATTTTTACATATTTTAGATAACCTTGATTTAGATGAAGGTTCAATTCCATTATTAAATGTATCAACGATATATCTAAATGTAATTGCATCTCTATCTGTTAAGGTTGCTGCGATGTTAGTATTATACATTACATCGAGAATCTTATTCATTTGTATGTTTGAACCATCAGGTTTAGTTCCGGTAAGTGGAACCGTATAACCTGTAAGTGCACTCACTGTATAGTTAGAAATAAATCCATTCAAACTTTTATATCTTTCAACCGCTGTTGGATTACCTGATACATTTGGATAAACATATATAGGATCTTCCGTCGTAATTTCAAAATATGGTGTTGCGCCAGATTGAACAATTGCTTTGTTAATTCTAGTTAAACGTGTTGTGTCGGTTCTAGGATCAATTTTACTATTGTAATCACCACTTCCAGCAACCGTTTCAAAACCTCTTACAAGATATTGTCCAACTTCGATTTTTCCAGTGTATGCTGTTGCACCTCCTGTAGTTCCATTACCTAGTATAACTGTATTAACTGCTGTTAATGCATTTGCAGGTGTAGGGAATACTTCGTTAATATCTCCAGTGAAAGTACTAATAGAAACCGTTTCGTTATAAGTAGCACCGGTTGCACCGTTTTGAGGTATCGAAAGAAATTGATCTACGAAACCAGTCATTCCTGGTAGAATTCCAATAGATGCTCCAGTTGAATAAGTTTCATCTGAATAAGATATTACTCTTGCATTTGCAACTTGGTGTGATAGTACCATATTAACCGAAGAAGCATTAAATGCATCTCCACCGGCCATCGATCCATCAACTCCAGCACCCATACCCCATGTAGGTCCAGCAGCTACAGTTCGTAAATCGAATGCATTAACTGCTTGTATTTGAGCAAAGTTCCATGTAGATGTATTGATACCTTGTATTTTATCTCCAGTAGTAATAGTTCCAGAAGTTGTATCTACTCCTAATTGAGAAGCAGGACCTCCATACATTGTATTATGAGAAGCGCCTATTCCAACCGGATTAACACAATAGTTAATGCTTGGAATAACCTCAATTTTTACTGCAGAACTTGTAGTTCCTACCGCAGCGAACCATGTACTTCCAGCAAATCCTTGTTTGTAACCTAATGTAAAGCATTGACCTAATCCTCCAGCACTTGGACCTGGTAAAGCAATACCTGTATTTGCAGCTTCATCTGTGTGTGCAATTTGTATTTTAAGTAAATCTTTCTGATTAACTGTAGATACTGT